CTATCTATAGGTAATAATTGCCCTTGCTTCATCTGTTCTTCAAGGTACGCAAGTCTTTTGAGCCTTTGTAGCACATCAAATTCAAACATTGTATGCCCATTCTCGGTAAACTTGTTTTCTCGTTTCTTATATTTATATTCTATCATAATTCAGTTCTTTTAAGTCGGGCAATAACTACCCATAGATTTAACGTTATGTAGTAATGCTAAAAAGCCTCTACGAAACTTTTAACCTCCTCCCAGTATTTTAGATTTGGGTTTAATTATCCATTTAAATTAGCTAAGCATATATTAATATTTCCCAATTGCTCAATTATTTCAATTACTGTAACTAGAGCATATCCTTTTGCAAATCGAAGTTGCCCACTTATCGAATAATGCTTATCAATTAACTGTTCTGCTTTCTCTTCTGGTGTCATCATATTTCAAGTTAAAATTGTGGCTCAATTCCTTCGAATGCGTTATATGGCATTGAATCTGTTAAGCTGTTTAGTTCTTCAAGTGGGATTTCACCTATATAAGACCAATCATTTGATTTGTAATTCGATGTCGAACCGATTGCGCCATTCCTGTTTTTTTTTATATCAATTTCAATAACATTTATTAGAGAATTACCATTTCCATCTTCTGTGATTCCGTAAAACTCAGGCCTATTTAAAAATATAACCATATCTGCATCCTGCTCGATGTTTCCACTATCACGCAAATCTGATAATCCCGGTCTCTTATCACCAGCTCTCTGTTCAACAGCTCTATTTAATTGAGCCAATGCGATTACAGGACATTCACATTTTTTAGCTAATCCTTTAGCATTTTTTGAAATATGCCCTACTTTGTCATTAGTAGAGTTACCACCACCTGAATGATTAACTAATTGCAGATAATCAATAATGATTAGGTCAATCTTATGCTTAGACATTTCTTTCAAACAAGCCGCTCTAATACCTTCAATAGTTAATCCAGATTCATCATTTATAAGAAAATTTGTATTTTTATATTTGAGCGTATTAATTTCCAATTGTTCCCATTGATAGTCCTCTATTTTCCCAGATTGTAAATATTGACTATTGATGTTTGATTCTAAGGAAATAATTCTATCAACTATACGTTCTTTTGGCATTTCTAAACTAAAATATAATATAGTCTTACCTTGTAATGCCGCATGCATAGCGAATGATATAGAAATAGCAGTCTTGCCCATTGATGGCCTCGCAGCTAATATAATTAAATCGCCGGGCTGCCATCCATTAGTTATCTTATTTAACTTAGAATGGCCTGTATTTAATCCTATTAACTCACCTTTTTTTGCTTCGGAATATACATCCAACCTTGTAGAAATAATATCAAATACATTTGTCATTTCATTAGAGGTAATGTTAAATAAATCCTGAATAGTTGATGTTACATTAACATTAGTCTCTTGAATATCATGAGTTCTTTCTGATAGTCGATTTATTTCTTGATGGAATAAGGTTATTAACCTTGTACGGATGTAGTTCTCTTTTAATATCCGTATATGTTCATCGTAATGCAAGCCACTTGCTATATTACTGGTAAGAGTTGAAATATAATAAGCCCCGCCTATTTCTTCTAATTCTAACTTGCTGAATGCATTAACAACGGTAAGTATATCTATTTTATTACCGTTTCGATATAAATTTAAGATACACCCAAGTATTAATTTATTAATTCTATTTGTGAATAATTCAATATTAACATCTGAAATTATCAGTTCTTGATATTCCGGAATTGATAAAATAGTACCCAGTAATATTTTTTCTGTATTTTCTATCATAATATCGGATTTGAAGGTGGAGTATAAATAGGTATTTCTTTAGTAAATCTGGTTATCTTAACGTTTTTAAGCCATTCAGCTTCAAATCCTTTCCAGTCTTTTTCAACTGCAATTTTAATACATTCGTTGGCCGTTAGTCCAGAAAGTTCTATTTGTTTTTTTATTGAATTAAAAGAGGTTTGAGAATTAGTTGCCTTTTTTGTTTTCCTAACTTTTAACCAATCTTCTAATATTTGTTTTTCTACTCCAATATTTAAAAAAGAATTTTTATAATTAAAACCATTTTCATTAACATTTTCATTAACATTAACATTATCATTAACATTAACATTATCGGGTTTTTTGGGTTCGCTTGGGTTTTTTGGGTTTTTTGGGTTTCCAAATAACCCACTGGGTTTTTTGGGTTTACTTGGCCGTCCACCCTTACTTCCATTTGATTTATTGCGCTCAATTATGTTTTTATACTTTTCATTATCTAGCCGAAATTGGTTCTTGAAAAACAAAAAAGGCATTAAAATTTCTGAATCATTTTTAGGTTCAATTTCATTGATTTGATAGTCGAAAATAGCATCAAATAATTTGCCTTTTTGCTCCAGAGTCATATTTTTTATCGGTTCGTAAAATGACTTAAATAATAAAAATGATTCTTTCATATATTTAAATTGAAAACCCTCATACAAAAGAAAAATCAATGGAACAGCCGCCAAGCAAAAACCATTGATTTAATCCTTCGTAGAGGGTATATTTAAAAAATGTAATTTCCTTATTCATTTGGCGGCTATATTTAATTGAATTACAAATATATAAAATATTATTTAATAATACATCTATTTTCCTGAGTTTCTATGTTCTTAATAATCTCAGAACGTATGTCAATATTATAATGATTTAACATGTTGAAAATAACCATTACCAAATCAATACACTCCTGTTTAGTTTCATCGCTTAAACTAGGAGGATAAGTAACTGATTCTATTACTTCGTGATATTCTTCAACAATCTTTTTTAAAAAGTCGTAGATTGTAGTATCAGGGGTTATTACACCCCTTTTGATACATGCGTTATAATGGCGTTTTCGTAGTTTCTCCATTAGAATAAAGTTTGTTGTTTGCTAGTTTCAAATCTGGACTTAACATCAGCTAAATTTTTAATAGCTTGTTTAAAATAACTTTCTTTTAATTCTATTCCTATTGCTTTTCTACCCATTGATACTGGGCTGTACACTTCTGAACCAACGCCCATGAAAGGAGTTAAAACAACCTCATTAGGATTAGAATAAAGTTCTACTATTCTGTCAATTACATCTAATTGCAATGGATGTACATGCTTTTCATCATCTTCGTCTTTTGATTCTTTATATTTTAATACCTCATCAATCCTAATATCATCCCACGTACTAGATGCATATCTTTGCCATATATAATGACTAAGCTTGTTACTTGTTGGATCTTTATGGTCATAATATTCATTATTTAAATGTTGCCATAATTCATCAGAATTAAACTTAGTTTTATTTGCATTATTAAAGGCCTGTAAAATATTTGGTAATATTGGAATTTCACCAGCATAATTAAACAACCCATAAGGATGAACAACTGGAACTTTATTTTCTCCTTTTTTCTTGAATATAAGTACATAATCAGGACTTGCAGTAAAGCAATTAGTCGAATCTTCTACAATAAATTTATGCATTAAGCTCATAACCATAGTTCTCATACGTACTTTTAATGGTTCTTTCCAAATTGTAATGCGATTCTTATAATCGAATCCATATTTTTCATGTAACAATATAACCTCATGTGGGAAGTCGAAATTTGAACCATTCTGATTAACACCTTCCATTACGTGTACTGCATTTATTCTACCCGGTTTTGTTATCCTTGATAATTCTTTTATTTGGTACTCATATTGTTGTAAAAACTGTTCTTTGTTTTCACAATTACTCAAATCTAGCGGGCTAGATGAATAGTGATATAATCCACTTCCTTTATGACTTAAAAAAGGCGGGCTATAAACAACCATATCTATACTGTTGTCTGGCAATTCTGGCAATACCGACATGTTATCACCATTATATATACTGTAATTATCAGTATGAATTTGATTTGTTATCTTCATAATATTAATTTAAAAATGATGGTTTAAATATTTCTTGATTAAATTCTCTTTTTTCTATTTCAAATTTTGAATTAATAGCACTATTTAGTTTATTAAATAATGTGTTAGCTTTATGCATCTTAGCAGTAATACTATCAATTAATCTTTTTTGTCCATCAGTATGAACAATATCGACAGTTACCGGTTTTGTTTGTCCGTATCTCCAAAATCTTCTTATTGCCTGATAATATTGTTCATAGCTAAATGTAGGAAAGTAAACAGTATGATTGCAGTGCTGCCAATTTAAACCAAATGCAGTCATTTTAGGCTTAGTTATTAATCGATTTATTTCTCCATCAAAAAAGGCTAATAATAATTCTTCTTTTTTATCAATATTCATACTACCTTTTATTTGATATGCATTTTTATCCATTTGCTGTAATAAATCGCCCTCATCATTACGATTACACCAATAAACACTAGTTTTATGTGGTTCTGTTAATTCAATAGCCTTTTCACATCTAATATTTATAGTTACTTTTTCTTCTGACCTAATTTCATGAAATCCTTTAGCAACTTTAGCAAACATTTGCATCTGACCATTAATAGTTAATGGCTTATTATTAATAACAGTATTATAATTAGTTATTAATTCAGGAAGAATATGTTTCTCATCTGAAAATCCTAAATCAGAAGGTTTTCTCATAGATATTGACCAGCTAGAAACCCACTTGAAAAAAATATCTTCCGCATGTCCTTTTAATAGCCATTTTGTACCAATATTTTGAGGTTTAATTGTGTCTTCGTTATTAGTGAAAAACTTACCTAACATATCAGTATATCCTAAATATCCTAAAGCTTCACTAGATGTACCTAATTCAACAAAATCATTAGGGCTAGGAGTTGCTGTAAATAAATAACGATATTTTACTTTCTTTAAAAAAGATGTAACTCTATCTTTTATAGACCCTTCAAAATT